CAACGCCTTGGGCAAGATTAACGGTGCCCTCGTCAATTGTCCACATGTTGATGCCACGGTTCTGCCACTCGATAGTCATCAAGCTCATAGACCGGCGTGCAGTACGCAAGTCGTACCCAGAACGCATTTCACGCCCAGCCCGCTCCCACGCCTCCTCCGCAATTTCGGTGAATTCGAGGTTAAAAGCGTAGGTGCCCGAGGTGGTCATGAATTACTCCGCAGCGGGAACTTCTTCGAGCACAGGGGTTTCTTCAACCACGGGGACTTCTACCGCGCTCACCTTGGCAACCAGGGTTTCCAAGATTGGGTCAGCCACTCCATACATAGCGGTGTATTGATAGGCTCTGGCGCGTACTGCGTCCACTACCAATATGCGTTCTTCGGGGGTCAGATCGGATTGCAACATGTTGATTCCTTTGATTACCTATATTTAGCCGTCTTGGCCGCTACTTTGGGCGGCTGTGCCACAAACTGCTTGCCTGCTGCTTTCCCAGCCCGTTTGGCTTTTGTAGTGGCGGCGTACTCTGCGGGACTTAACGATTTTATAGCCTTCTCGGGTAAATATCGCTCGCCTGTTTGCGAGGACGGCTTACCACTCTTGGTGCGCCACTTCTGGTCGCCCCAGTCTTTGAGGGATTGCTGGGGCGCTTTCATATCAGTCCCTGTACCTGCCGCCTGCGGCTTTGTACTTCTTGGCCACAAGCTGGGCCTTGCGGGCTGACCATTGCCCTGCACCCGTGCCCTGAGTCGCTGCGGCTTTTACCTGAGACACAATCCGCTTGCGCAGACTGGGTTTGGTGTAGTTGCCCGCCGCGTTGACTTTACCCCCCGCCGCGTACTCAGTAAAGTCTGTGTCATCGCGGCGCTTCTTTACCTTGGCTTTAGGCATTTTGCTTGGGTTAATGGCACCCATACCGCGACTTGCTATCACAACATCATACCCTTGGTCTTGCCACGTTGGGCGCAACCGTCAGCACGTTTAGATGCGGAACCCACGGAGCCACCCTTTTTATAGGCGGGAGCGGGCATAGCAGACGCATCGGGGGGTGTGCCACGAGGCTTTGGAGCAACTGGCATCATTGGCTTCTTAGGCATAGGCTTTTTCATCGGGGGCCTTGGGGACGCCGAAGCACCGTCAATATCTTGGGGCACTTGCATGCCTTCACGGAAGATACCACCGTCAGCAAATTTACGTTTTTTCATCAGCACTTCCCGCCTTTCTTCATTGCAATCTGGGTGCCTTTGGTCTTGCCTTTAGAGGCGATACCGTCAGCGCGGGCAGAAGCAGAACCACCGGAGGCCATCTTTTTGACGCCGCCACCCTTTTTCATGCCCATCATCTGTTTTTTGTCAGATGCCATGTCAGCTTTAGAGCCCTCTTGAGCACCCTTTTTCTTGGCCATCATTGCCATAAAGCCGGGGTTCATTTTAGAAGCCATAGTATCACCACCTTTTGAAAATTTGCGGCCCTTGTCCGCAGTTGAAAAATCTTTACCCACAGACTGTGGGACACCGACTTTCTTAGCAAACTTGGGGTTGTTAGCCACCGCCGCCATGAAGTTGTGCTGCTTCTTACTCGTGCTTGGCATTACTGCCCCTCAAGTTGTCAATCTTACGCTCAAGCCGATCAAACCTATCCAACAACTGCTGCATGTCTGCGCGGAATTCGCTACGTGTGATGTGATTACGTGCAACTTCTTCGCGGGTGCGGTTGAGCAAAATACTCAACCGGTCTAACTCGTCAAACTTGTTTTTAACCAAGAAGCCCATGACTGCAACAATTGCACTCAAAGCCACGTTCCAAAGCATCATTTCCATGGCTTAGCACTTCCACCTTGCTAGGGAAGCCGCCTTGCGGGTGGGCTTGCCCTTTTCGTCTTTCATCGGTCCCGGCATGCCACTCATGCGGGCGCAGAACGAATCCTTGCGCTTACCGCCTTGGGGCTGGGGGGCTTTTAGGTTGCTGCCCGTTGCAGCGTTGTACTTGGCACGGCCCTTGGCAGTCAACCCCGCGCCCTTGGAGGCAGGGAGCTTTTCGCCACGACCAACAGCAAGGGAGGGGGTCTTCTTCGCCATGATTAAGCCTGTGCCTCTTTCCAAGACAGACGGGCCAGAATAGTCCCACCTGTTGCACTCACCGCTTGAGCAACCACGTACAAGATGTCTGGGCCGTCTGGGTAAAAACCTGCTTGACCACCTGCGCCAGTATTTGGCACCGTGTTGTTCACGCCGCCACCCAAGATTGAGTTGCCCAGATCACGAACTTGAGACAGGTCTAGCACCGTCACACCGTTGGCTTGGCAGAACGCCGCCGCCACAGATTCGCCGCCAACAACCCCAGTCGTAGCAGTTGTGTTGGTTGCAATCTGGGCCAACGACGAAGTAACACCGTTGGCCAACTGAATTGGTGAAACAAATGTAGGCTGAGCGCCAGTACCGCTAAACGCCGCTGTTGCGTAGCCGTTCAAGATCATGTTAATCAGGTACGTATTGCCGGTGGTAACAATACCCAGCGACTCCATCTGCAACTGCATGCGATTAATGACTTCCCTTTGGCCCAGTGTCCCGACTTGGCCGTTGTCAACAGCAGGTGCAACGCGAATTGCCATCAGCACCACAGGATTGATACTGGATGTTGCCACCGCAGTTGTCATACCGTAGTTAAAAATCAGCGACTTGTCGTCGTCGAACCGACCATCCATGATGACCGATGAGCCCCAGTGAGACAGAGAAGGCACGGTGTCGGGAGAGGCTAGTTCAACGCTGGTAGGCGATGTGGCACTAAAAGTAAACGATTGTGCGGAAGCCTGACCACCGGTTTGAGCGCGGGTCAAACCATACAAGATGCTGCCGTCATTGCCAGTGAACGCAATGTACTCACAGGTACCCGTTTGGCCACCGGCAGTAACTTTGATCGTGCCTGCGGGCGGGAACCGAGAGCCATCAAGGATGTCAATTGAACTGATTGCCACCGTTGTTGAACTCGTGTGGGATGCGGCTGTAGTGCCACCAAATCCACGTATGCAACCAATCAAATTGCTGCCTGAAATGCCCGTGTAATAGATCAACTCGTTGTCAATCTTAACCACGCCCGTGTTGTTGTAATTAACAGCCGAAGTCACAGGAATCGTCACGACTGCCACATCAATAGCCGCGCTCAGCGTGCTGTTTGTAGCGCTCAAACTTGAAGTAATAATCGTAGTCGGTGTAATCCCGTTGGACTCGTAGTGCGCGGCCATGTTGCCGGTACGCATATACGCTTCAAACTGCCGGTTGTTATTTTGGATTTGCGTGACGTAGTTGATGGTACCGTTTGTTGTACGGAAACCATAACGCACCACACCAGCACCGTACCACGAGTAGTCGATGTACCACATCTGCATACGGGTCAGGTCAATGTTATATCCTGATGCGCCAGTACCATTGCATGGGTCTTGCCAAGAGGACTGAGGAATACGGATTTCCAAAGTCAACGACATTAACGCGCCAGCAATCGTGGTACCGCGATACTCAGGACTAACATACATCGTAGTGTTGTCCGTGATGGAAACAACTCTGTATGACTGCCCGCGAATTACAACATAGGCACCGGGACTACATTGAGTGCTAAACTGCGTACCCGTCCCGGTAACTACGTTTGAGCCTTGGGTCACAGATATTGTGCCGTTGGCTTGGTTGATACTGTTGCGCAAAACAGCAAACAAGTTCTGCCCGTCATACTCAAAGAACATGCCGTTCTGCAAGTCAAACAAACCCACCCGATTAGCAGAACCGTACCAGCTTACCGGGCTTACACGAATCATCTGACCTGTAGCAGTTGCCACGGTGATGGGAATCTGCGTGGTGTACGTCAGGGTAGTTGTAGTTGGCACAGATGCAATCACAAAGGTGCCGTTGTACACGCCTTGGTCTGCGCCAGCGACTTGAATTCGTGCGCCAACGGTCAGGTTGTGTTGGTAACGTGAAGTCACTGTAGCCGTAGTGCCAGAACCCGTAATGCTCGTGATAAACAAGGCGGGTTTCAGAGACGAACCTGTCGAGAACTGGATGCCTTTACCAGACTGGTAACGGAAGTAGCGACGAGTTTGACGGATCAACTGTTGGTTCGGTACTGCACCACCAGCAGAGAAAGCAACGCCACCGTCAAAAGTGCGGGGCTCAACAAAACCTGCCGGACGAGCGTACAGAGTCACGCCATCCGCCACGTTTGTCAGTGTGCCTGTTGGGGCTGTTGGAACAATGTACGTAAAAGAATTTTGCGAGAGCACAGAAGCAACAATCCAAGCACCATTAACGCCGCCTCCAGAGCTTGAAGTCACGTTACGCACGTAGATGAACGAGCCCGAAGACAACCCATGCGGGTTGGTTGTTGTCACCGTGATGGTGGTGCTGGAGTACGCAAATGCAGAAGTTGAAGTCAACTGAATGCCAGCGTTGGAGTAGAAGTACCCCGCGTACACGTAAGTCAGCGCAGCATTAAACTGGTTGACCGCAGGTACAGTTGTGTTTGTAGCAATCTGGCAGGTAATGCTTGTGCCGCTTGCAGCAGTGATGTACCACCACCCGTTTGCAAAAGAGTTGTTTGAGTTTTGGATGAAAATTGGCTGGCCAACAGACACACTAAAACCGCTACCTGCAAGCGTAAGGGTTGGATTTGCTCCATCACCTTGAATGCCCGTAACGGTCAACGGCTGTTGAGAAATGTAATACATGCTCTGGCGGTTGTTTTGCAGAGCAATGGATTCCCACTTGGTTGGCTGCGTGCCGTATTCAAAGTCGGTATCAATCAACGCTTGGGGCGTTGACATGCGGAATTTGCCCACAGGGTCTTGCTGACCGGGCGATGGCGAAAAGTACGGAACTGCTGCGCCAGAATTGCTTGTGCCCTGAATGGGCAGCGATTTGTTTGTTGCCGAGTCAACAACGGTCCATCCACCAGACATATTAGCTCCTTAAATCCAAAAAGGGGGCCGAAGCCCCCGTTGCTCAATCAGGCAAAGTTACCGTATGGGTAAGTTGTTGTAGAGCCGATGTTTGGATCAGGTTGTGTGTAACGCACAATGATGTTGTATCGCCCAGCAGTGAAAGGTGCAGCGCCATCCGCACCAGAAACTGTAGTGGCCAAAGTTACAACCACTTGGGACACCAAAGAGCCGTTAGGGTCAGTGTTTGCACCGCTAGGGTTTGTGATGTCACCAGTAGTGCCCGCCAACAAGTTAGCCAATTGAGTCACTGAATACTGGGAAGTCAAGTTTTGACGGCCAGCAGTGAAAGTGGAGCTTGTGCTACCCAAGGTCAGGTAACGCGCAGTGCCCGCCGCAGCGGTAAAGCCGTTGCTCACCAACACTTGCATACCTGTCACAGTACCTGTAGTCAGGGTTTGAACTGCGGGGATGTCAACAATGATGTCACGAATGATCGAACCAAAAGGTACATAAATCACGCCACCACGGTACAACAAACTTGCTGTGTCAGCGGT